CGTCGAAGATGCCGGTGACCTGGACCGCGGCGCCGGCGGCGGGCTGGTAGGTCACCGTCACGCCGCCGAGGTGGCTCAACGCCGCGCGGTCGGCGGCCTCGACGAGGTCCGCGAACGCCACCGCCTACTCGATCGAGTAGGTGAGGTGGACGTCGATGTGCGATGCCGTGGTGACGTCCGAGCCGGTCTTCCCGACTGTGACCGCGGCGCCGGCGTCGTTCGCGGTGAACGAGGCGCCGTCGGCGAGGATGGTGCCGCCGGTGCCGCCGGCCCGGATGAGCGCGCTCTGCGTCAGGTTGGCCTGCGCGAACGCGACCAGCTTGCGCGTCGAGCTCGACAGCGTGCCGATGATGTCGACCGTGGTCACCGCGCCGGCGGCGCCGCCGACCGAGATCGCGAACGCGTCGACCATGCGGTACTTCATCCCCACGAGCGCCGGGAGGATGGTGGCGCCCGCGTTGACCTGGGCGATCGTGAACCGCTTCCGGATCGTCAGCATCCGGCCGGCGATCGATACGCCGTTCAGGCGCACGCTCATCGTGGTGTCGCCGGTGGCGGCCTCGGCGGCGGCCGTGCCGATCGGCAGGTGGCCGACGGTCGGATCGACGCTGACCTTGGCGTTGGTGACGTCCCAGTAGAGCGCGCGCCCCTCGACAACCGTGCCCTCGCCGGTCGTCTTGGCGAGGGTCCACACTCCCTCGGTGGAGCCCTGGAACTCCTCGGTCTCGTCGGCGGCCGCGGCGGCCACGACGAACATGCCGCCGATGATGTAGCCGCCGCCGGAGGTCACGCCACCGGTCGGCGCGGTGTATGGCATCGTCTTGCCGGGATGGAGGTAGTTGGTCGCCATGTTCGCGGTCTCCTTGACGCCCTATCCCCCTGGCGAGTCCTTCGCTCAGGGGGACCGCGGCTCGCGCCGCGCTGCGGGACGCCGCTGCTAGGTGCCGGCGTTGGTCACGGCGGCCTTGGGGTCGCCGACCTGCGCCTTCGCGTAGAGCGTCACGCGCCACTCCACGCCGTCGATGCGCCAGCCGTTCTCGCTCTCGAGGAGCGGGCCGCGACCGTAGCCCTCCAGGAACGCGACGACGATCGCCGCGGCCTGCATCGGGTCCGCGAACAGGTAGCGCCGCGTCGACGCCGCCGAGAGCCGCGGCGTGCCGATGACCTCACGGAAGAGCCCGCGCACCATGTTCGGCCGCTGGAGCTTGTTGGCGGTGTCCGGGTCGTACTGCGCGTCGTTGATGACCATCGCCGTACCCTTGAGCGCGTCTGGCACGAGGAGGATCGCCGGGTTCAGGTCGATGTAGTCGAGGCTGCTCGGATCCTTCTGCGCGCGCATCACGACGCGATCGGCGTCGATGCCGGCGACCGAGATCGCCGAGCCGGTCGCGTTGACGTTGGCCCGGTTCGAGTGGAAGAACGGCTGCGAGTCGACCGCCATCGTCGGGCCGAGGCCCGAGTTCTGCGCGAGCAGCGCGTAGACCGCATTCTCGATCGTGCGGCCCGCGGCGCGACCGAACTCCATCGCCAGGTTCGTCAGCGCGCCCATGTCGTCGTTCACGAGCACCTCGCGCGACAGCGCGAAGATCTTGCCCTTGCGCTCGGTCGCCACGGCGTACTTCGACGCGTCCGGGATGGTGCCGTTCTTGTACTCGCCGTGCTCCGGCACCGTGTCGAGGCTCGACACCGAGCCGGTGCGGTAGCGATTCGACGAGCGGAAGTCGGTCACGGTCTCGACGCCGCAGAACCGCTCCCAGGTGTTTTCCTGCGTCGCGTACGCGCCGAGGAGCACCTTGCCGAGGACGTTCTCGAGGATGTTCGCGAAGTCCGACGTGGTCTGGTACGCGGAGCGGTGGATGAACGCCTGTCCGATCATCCGCATCCGGTCCATGCCGCGCGTGCTCACGCCCTGCCGCTCGAGCGAGCGGCGCGCCAGCTCGAGCACCGACAGGCCGCGGAACTCGCCGCCGTCGAGCGCGACGCCGTCGAAGACGTCGGGCAGCTTCTTCTTCGCCGCTTCGATCAGGCGGCGGGTGTTGGTGCTCTCGAACAGCGCCGCCGAGGCGCCACGGATGAACTTGTCGCGCGCGTCGTCGCCGGCGCCGATGCGGACGTGCCCGTTGATCGGAGTGTCGTCGTCTCCGCTGGTCAGCTCTCGGAACGCCTCGTCGCGGGCCTCCTCGACCGTGGTACCCCCCTCGATGAGCCTGGTTGCCCATGCCTCGCCGAGGCCAGCGCGCTTCGCGACGTCACGGATCCCCGTCATACGCTCGCGCTCGGAGGCGATGGCGGCCTGGCTCGCCTCCTCGCGCGCGGCCGCGATCTTCCTCGCCTCCTCGATGCGCTGAGTGGCGACGGCGCGGGTCGCGGCGGCGGCGACGGACTCGCCGGAGGTCGGGGTGTCGGTGTCCTCGGGCTTCATCGTCATCGGCATCTCCTGCATGGTTCGCGTCACGAAGACGCACGGGTTACGTTCGCTGCTCGCGGAGCGGAATCCCGCCCCGTCATCGGCGCCCATCGGAACGACCGAGAGCTCGTAGGGCTCCCAGTCGACGGCTCGATAGACCGGGATCTTGTCCGCGCTGTCTTCGACCTTCTCCATCTTGTAGGTCGAGTAGCCGACGGAGATGTTCTGCAAGATGCCATCGACGACCTTGCGGAAGATCTTGTCGGCCTCGGGGTCGTCCTCGGCCTTCGCGAAGCGGACCGTCGCGACGCCCTTGCCGCCCTCGATGCGCGCGCTCTTGGCCTCGACGACGCCGACCACGTCCGACGATCTGTAGTCGCTGTGCGCGTCGAGGAGCGGCGCGCCGTTGTTGAGGCGCTTGAGGCGAACGTGCTTGGGCTCGAGCGAGAGCTCCTCCCAGTACTTGTCGAAGTAGCCGCGCATCACACGCGCGCCGGTCGTCCACACGACGTCGATCGTGCGCGCCTCGATGTTGATGCTGCTCGGCACGACGGACGCCGCGCGCGACATCCTCGGCATGTCCACCGTCGTGCTGCGCTCGGTCGTTCGGCTCACATGGTCCCGAGGATCACGGAGCGGGCACGCTGTCAAGCGGCTGCTGTGCCGGCCGCGTCCGCTGGCTCACCGGCCGCCGCGGGGGCGGGCGTCGATGCCGCTGGAGCCGGCGCCGGCGGCGCGGCCGGTGGCTCGACGCTGGCGAGCGTGATCCCTAGCTCGCGCAGCCGGCGGATCCCGCGGGCGTAGTCCTGCCAGTGCGTTTCCGGGTCGAAGCCCTGCTCGCGGACCATCTCGTCGGGGGTCATCTGGCCGTTGCGGACCATCGCCGCTGTCGCCTCGGCCTCGTTGCCCGGGTCTAGCATCGGCAGCGGCGGCGGCGTCCACTCGGCCGGCGCAACGTCCACGTCCTCGCCGGCGAGCGCGGCCGTCTCCAGCATCCAGCGCCAGGCGCCATCGCAGAACTGCGGGATCAGCATGTTCCAGCGCCAGTCCTCGACGTCGGCCCGGTGCGCGTTGCGGGCCATGCGCGCGGAGCTGTAGTTGACCTTGCTGTAGTCGCCGGTCAGGTCCTCGTACGTCACGCCGAGGCCGGCGGCTACACCGCGGAGCACCGAGGCGGAGAACGGCTCGAAGTCCGTCGCCGGCGGCGGGTTCGCGACGGTTACCGACTTGCCGGGCGGCAGGTTCAGGATCATCCCCGGCTCGAGCGCGTCGAGCGGCTCGCCGGATGCGCTTGTCCCTCCGCCGCCGATCGCGGAGTTGTCGCCGTCGACGTCGGTCACGAACGCCGCGAGGCACGAGGCGATCTTCTGCTTCATCAGCGTCGCGTCCTCGTACTCGTCGAGGTCGTGCAGTCGCAGATCGACGGACGCGAACCACGGCACGCCGCGCACCTGCCCGGGCCGGTCGAGCTCGAAGATGTGCAGGATCCCCTCGGCGGGGATGCGGCGCGATGCGGCGCCGATCATCTGGCCGCTGCCCGGATGCTCGTCGAAGAGCCAGTACGCGACGCGGCGGCCGAGGCGATCGAACTCGACGCCCTGGATGATGGGGCCGCCGAGCGCGCCGATCAGGCCGTCCTTGCCGGTGTCAATGAAGTCGGGCTCCAGCACCTGGAGCTGAAGCGGGATCGCGAGCCCATCATCGGGCAGCCGGCGCCGGCGGCGGATCAGCACCTCGCCGGAGGTCACGATCGTCTGCATCGCGAGGCGCTGGAGCCCGTAGAAGTTCAGCCGGCCGGCGGCGTCGCACTCCGTCGTTTCGCCCCAGCGCTTCCAGAGCTCGGCGACACGCGCCGCGCCGTGCCCGGTCGCCTTGGGACGGATGCCCCAGCCGACGACGTTCGTCAGGATGCGCCGGAGCCCGCGGCGCGCCCATGGGTTGTTCCGCACGAGGTCGCGCGCCTGCGCGCGGAGCCGCGACAGCGCGGCTCCGGCGGCGGCCTGGTTCGCGTCGGTGTTCGTCCGCGACCAGCCGCTCGTGCGGCGGCCGGCGGCTGCGGCCTCGAAGTGGCGCGTCATCAACTGCGCCGTCACGCGCGCACGGACGCGACGAGCACCCCACTGCGGAGCGACGCGGATCAGGAACCGATCTAGCCACGAGAGGCGCAGTGCGTCCACGTCAGACCCCCTTCCGCGTCGTCGCGAGTCGGTACGTCTTGGCCGGCGGCCCGGTGACCTCGTACTCCATGTCCTCGAGCAGAGCGCGGAGCGCGGCGAGGTCGGCTGCCCCGTACGTCACGGCGCGTGCCGGCGGCCCGGCGTACGACACGGTGACCACGCGCGTCCCGGTGGCGAGCGCCAGGATCGCAGCGCGCACCTGGTCGACCTCGGTCTGCGTCCATGCCATCGCGACCGTAAGGATCACGGGGCGTGGCAGGTGTCAACGCCGCCGCCCTAGCCAGCCGCCGCGCGGTCGCCCGCCCCAGATGCTGGGCTTGCCGGAGGTCCGAGCCGGCATGTCGCGCGGGGCGGGTTGCGTCTGCTCCACGGTCGGCGATGTAGGCGCTGGCGACCGTGGCGCGGCCGGCGATCGCGGCGCCATCCGGTCGATCCCGAGTACGTTCGCCGCGGCGCGCGCGAGGATCCGTGCGTCGAGGAAGTGATTCTCGCGGTTTGGTAGCACCTGCCACTCAAGCTTCGCGCGGCGCGTGCGCCGGTTGACGACGGTGACGAGGTGCTCGGCGGTGAGCTGCCGGAAGAACTCCTCGGCGTACGCCGGGAAGTGGCAGTAGCCCGGCGGCGGATCGGCGCCCTCGTCGACGCGCAGGCGCAGCCAGCCGTAGAGCTCGCTCTTCGCGAGGTCCACGCCGATCGGCCAGACCCGGTAGCCGCGCTGCATCCGCTTGCCGCGCACGGTGACATCGACGGGGGATGGCGCCCCGACGAGCATCCGCGCGCCGCTCACGCCCTTGCACGCGATCACGCGCGTCATCGGGTGCTGGCGTGCCCAGCCGTAGACCACCTGCGTGTTGTACCCGCTGTCGATCGCCAGCATCGCGATGTGGCGGTCCTGCCCGTCCTCGCCCGGGAACGCGCGCGCGAGCAGCACATCGAGCGCCGCCCACGGCGAGCCCGGAGCGGTCACCTCGAGCGACGTGTCGCCGTGAAGCTCGCCGGCCTCGACGGACCAGCTCTCCTTCGACGGCGCCCAGCCGACGGCCTCATAGACGAGCCGATCCTTCTGGACGTCTACGCCGGCGGTGATCACGACGGGGCCCGCGGGCACGCTGCCGATCGCGTACGGCTCGCGGCGCTGGTGCAGCCGCTCCCAGTCCGGCGCCTCGCCGCGCTCCTTCCAGGTCTCCCCGAGGGCCGTGTTCACGAACGTCTTCAGCTTCTCGGGGCCGAGCCGCTTCGCCTCGAGAAACTCGGCCGCGAGCTGTGCCCACGTCGCGTTCGGCGACAGCGAGTAGGCAGCCCAGATGTGAAACGACGCGTGGCCCGTGAACTCGCCCTCAGCGCGCCACTCGCCGGCCTCGATCATCGCGCGCTTGTGCGTCTCCTCGATCGCGCATCCGCACCCCCGGCACATGAAGCACGCCTCCTCGGGCCGATCCTTCGGCCAGCGCATGAGGTGCCCGCGCTCGTCGGCGCCATCGTCGTCCTCGCTGCCGCGCGTGACGTTGAACCGGAGGTAGTCCAGGTGGCCGCAGTGCGGGCACGGCACGTGGTAGCGGCGGCGGTCGCCGGCGAGGAACATCTCCTCGATGCGCGACGCGCCGGCGACGAGTGGCGTCGAGGCGGCGATGATCTTGCGGTTCCAGTAGTATTCGGCGCGCTTCTCGCCCAACTTGATGGGGTCACCCTCGGTTCCAGCGCTCGGTGGGTAGGCGTCGACCTCGTCGAAGATCACCACGCGGCGGGACACGCGCCGGAGGCCGCGGCCGCTATTCGCGCCGACCATCGAGAGCACGCCGCCGGGGAAGCTCTTGTGAAGGATGGTCTGCGCGCTCGTCTTCGTCGCGTCGCCGACGAGGCCGGCGAGCACGCCGACGTCGCGGAGCATCGGCGCGATCTCCTCCTTGCTGTAGCCCTCGGCGTCCTCGACGGCGGGCTGCACCACAAGGATCGGGCACGGGTCGTAGTGCATGTGGTACGCGATCGCCGCGTTCATGCACTTGGTCGCACCGACGCGCGCCGACTTCATCCACGTGATCCGCATCGTGTGCGGGTCCGTGATCGCGTCGAGGAAGCCGCGCTGGTAGGGCAGCGTCCGCCAGCGCCCGGGGTCGGCCGCGCTCTCGGCGGAAAGCCGGAA